AACAAGTTGATGATAACATAGGTCGATTAGAAAGAACCACAAAAGGTGCGTTTGGTAATGTTGCATCTAGTCAGCTTATTATTGCTGACCAGTTGTTGGATGTTCTACCAGTTTTTGCTAGAAGAATGATTGATAAAGGCACAAGGGTGTCAGCTACACACGAAATAATTCTTCAGTTACAAGCTGCTGGTAAAACAATGGATGACATCAGTATCATGACTGCAAAAGAAATAAAAGATACAATAAGATTCCCACCCGGTGGCACACCCTATCTTACAAACATGAGAGAATTTGAAAACATAGTTGGTCAGTTTTTTGATGACCCTGACATTATAAAAAGAGCAAGTGCTGCCAGCCGAGAAACACAGCAAGGCATTGCAGCATTAGACTACACCACCAGCTGGAGTATGGAAAAGGTTGGAACAGCAATTGAGTTAATCAGAAAAAATAATCCAGCACTGGTTATGAGGCAAGCAAAGAACTTGGAAGATGTTGTTGCATCATTTATAATTCAGAAAGAAGCAAACAGAATCGTCAATCGCGCAATAAAAGAAAACTTTGCAACAGACGCATTAGCATTCAGACTTGATGAGGGTATAAGAATTCTTGATAGAGATTTTCCTCTGCCACCAAAAGTAGATGCTGATGGAAACATAATTGTCAGACAGCCAAGTTATGGTGACATACAAGGTTTCAGAGATTCTTATCGTGATTATCTACAAGCTGAAGTATCTGACCGTGTTGTAGGTAGTGGGTTTGGTTTGAGAACTATGGCCGGTGGACCAGGTGTTATGAACACTCTTGTTAGAATGCCTCAACTCGACCCATTTCAAGCGCAAGTTTTTGCTTTCTTATCTAGAGCCTCTTCCTCGATGGGTCCTAAACCAGTTTTATTTGATGCGTTTTTGGATGCAGCAGAAGGTGGATACGTAAATACTTTGGCATCTTATGTTGATACACTTTCATCACGCTTCAAGAATCTTGACCCTGCTGGTGAGATGGGTTTGAAACTTAGAACGATTGGTGACACAGATGTCGTGCGTCCTTTATCACAGTTTGAACTAGATGCAATCAATAGTTACCTCAGAAAATTTGAGGCTGGTGATAAGACAATCAGTGATAACTTTGCAAAATTACAAAGACAACAAGCAAAAGGACAAGATGCCATCGACATGATGAATTATTATGCCAACGGTTTGAGAAGAACCTTTGTATCTGGACAGTTAGGTGGTAAGTATTTACCTAACATTGCTTATCAAACGGAAAACTTACTTACTGCTCCGATAATCGCTTACGTAACAAATCCAAAGTATGTTGCAATGGCACTGAGACAGATACCAGAAACACTACTCGGACTTACTCCTTACCGTAAACTCAGATACATGGCTGCTGCAAAACCAGATTCGATACTACCTGGCACATCATTTACATACAGTCAGATTTACACAGAATTTACAAGAAGAAACTTAGGTGTCAGTAATGCTGGTCTCAACCTTGGTGACTCATTCTATCGTGACTTACAGAAAGAAGCAGCTGGTTGGAATCGATTTACCAGAGGTGTTCCAGGTTATCAAGGATTCATCAAGTCTGTTACTGATAAGAATTTTTACCTTGGGTTTGCTGATTACGTTAGAAGAGGTATTATGGACGTTGCAGATGGTGCTGCAGAGGTTGGTCGACCATTCAGTCCGACAATGTCACCATTTATGAAGTGGGCTGATGAAACAGATAGAGCATTTAGAGAAGCAACATTTATCAGAGCACTACAAAATGGTGAATCACTAGAATCTGCTGCAAAGAGTGCAAGAGAAGTTTTCTTAGATTACGGTATGCTTCCACCTCAGGCCAAACAAGGATTTATGAAAGCAACATTGTATCTGTCATTTACATACGCATCTTCAGCAGAAATGTTACGTGCGATGGGTAGTATCGGTGGTGCACAAAGAGTTGCAGCAATGGCTAACTTCCACAGACAATTGGCAAGAAATGCAGGTGTTTGGTATCACCAAGGTGACACATCTGCACAGGCGTTGTGGTTAGAAACAGGAGTAGGTGAAGCACAAGGTAAAGAATTTGATTATGTCAATACATACATGAGGTCACCTTTCATGGGTAACCTTGTCAACATGGGTAGCTTAATTGGTTTTGGAACAGCAATCGCAACAGGTAGACAAGAAGATGCAGCAGAAAGAGCCAAAGAAGGTATCTCACAGTTTGTATACATTCCACTTCTAGACTTCTTGAAAGAACTAGATACTGATTATAAGAAAGGTGTTCCAGCAAAACAAATCTTCAGAATGAATGAAGGTATTTATGACAGTCAGTTTCTATCATTACAACCTGTCAACATGTTTATGGCTATGATGGCAGATGGTGCTGATGCAAACTACTGGTTTGATAGGTATGACATTGAGGTTCGACCTACAGATAGACGAGTTCCTGGTTCACCAACATTCAATGATTATCAATTCAGATTTAGAAGTTCTGCTGGATACAATACTTATTTGTTTGACCAACTGATGATGGCCAAAGGTGGAACACAAAGAGGTTTCAATGATTACTACAATGCATTGGTTCTAGCAGGTGTGATTGACATACCAGATGGCTTTGAATTATACTATCAAGGACCACAAGGACAACCGTCACTTTATCAGGGATTTGAATACTTATTCTTAAAGAAGCGTCCTATTCGTGTTCCAAAAGAGATAGAGATAGAGTATCGCGCTTTGAAAGAATCTCAACGACGTTCTGAAGAGCAACTAAGGAAATTTAAGAAATGAGCAAAAAAGCAAAAGACGCCAAGAAAAGATTGAAGGTTAACAAACCCACACGTTCTTACAAGAAAGGTAAGAAGAAGATGGTTGTTGTTATCGACCCGAAAACAGGCAAAAAGAAGTTGATACATTATGGAGCCAAAGGTTTTGGTCACAACATCAGTAAAGCTGCACGTAAATCCTTCAGAGCACGTCATAAGTGTGACAAGCAGAAAGATAAAACAACAGCAGTTTACTGGGCGTGTAAAGATTTATGGTCCGCATCATCACCAAAAAAGACTACAGGAACGAAAGGACGTGTAGCAAAAAAGAAACGTAGAACTCGGAGGAAAAAGAAATGAAAGATTGTCAATGTCAATGTGAATGTTGTAAGGAGTGTCCTAAATGCAACGGATAAAAGAATGGATGTCCGCCAATAAGGTTTCTGTGACCTTTATGGGTGGAGTAATAGTAATTAGCACAATGTATGGAACATGTTCATACGACCCAACGTCGTCAACGCCAGAGCCACAAGAAGAACAAGGCGAGGAGTTACCATAATGCCATACTCAGAATACAGTCCAAAACAAAAGAAGTTAGCAGCTATCAGACCACCTCGTAAGAAAATTACAAGAGCTGATTTGAATGCACTAAGAAGAAGAAGAAAAAACAAGAAAGGAGCGGTTGTCAAACATGCCACGTCGAAGAAAGTCAAGAAAGCGTAAGTCGCTACCAAAAGGTTATTCTGCACCACGTGGTTCAAGCCGTGAACGACTGATTCGTAGAGCAGCAGCACTCTACAAAGCAGGTAACAAGAAAGCTGCACAAAGATTACGAGAACAAATGGAGGAACGGGAACGTGCCAAAGAAAAAAAGAAAAAAGACAAACGTCGCCGAAGCACTAAGAAAAAAAGCCGCAAAAAGTAAATTCACTCCAGCGCAACTGCGTAGAGTTTATAATCGTGGTTTGGGTGCCTATACTTCTAGTGGTTCTAGAAAAGGTATGACACCTCATCAGTGGGCTATGGCTCGTGTCAACAGTTTTCTGAGAGGAGGCCCTGCCAGAAAGGTAGACATGCCAATGTTCAGAAAGAAAAAGAAATCAACAACTAAAAAAACAAAATCTAAGAGCAGGAGGAAATAATGCCAGGATACTCAGTAGGAAAACCAGTTAAGCGAAAGCCAATGAAGAAGAAGAAAAAGCCGATGAAGCGTAAGCCGATTCGTAGAAAGAAGACTAAAAAAAAAGCAAAAAGTAAAGAGGTCAAATTGACCAAGGCGCAAAAGGCTAGGTTAGCCAAACACGCTGCACACCACTCTGGAAAACACATGACTATGATGCGTCGTATGATGAGGAGTGGAAAGTCTTTTGCTGCTGCACACCGAGCAGCGATGAAAGAAGTAGGAAAGTAAAAAAAAGAGGTATTATTAGAATAACCCTGCGGAGGTAGAAGATGGGTAAATCAGGACATTTTGTTCATAGAGTAGTCGATAGCACACTCAACGTCACATTTGGAACATCGTATGATTCAACTAAAAACATTTTTGTGGAGCTTAATAAGGTTACCGATGGTAATCAGAAGGCCTTGTTACGAAACAAAAAAGTATACAGCGGAAACATACAACTTATCAGACTCAAAGGAACCGTATCAGGTGCTCCAACTCAAATTACACTCAAAGGTTATGAAGACAGTGGAGGAACTAAGATGCTTATTCCACCGTCTACAGGACTTCTTGAAGATGCAGTTTCAGGAGCCACAAAATCCGTCGCTTTCAAAGTTGACGTGTTCCATTCATCCAAAGTTGACGACCTCTTTTTCTTTGCTAAAACCGACACTGGAAGTTTTACAGTTACAGAGGTTCAGGTCAGCTGGTTCGAGTAGGGGAGGTCACAATGTCAGAGATAGCATTTGGTGGACCGTTCATTCCCATACAAGGGTCAGACCTAGAATCAGAAGATTTGTCGAGTCAAATCGGCGCAAACAATCAAACTTTTACAGTTTCAAAACCCTTTCAAGAGATACGTATCTTTGTATTCCTAAATGGCCTGTTTCAAGGTCCTGCTGGGGGTTCTGAAATAACAATCAATTCAACAACAACTTTTACTATTGCCACGGTGCCGCAGACGGGCGATAATTTATCGGTGATTTTTTCACCACTAGTCAAAATAACATAGGAGACAAATTATGGCTATTCAAATTAGAGGCGTCCAGATTCAGGACGGCAGTATCGCGAGTGGTAAACTTGCAATTTCTGGACAAACATTCGACTTCAGTTCAGGAACTCTTCGTGCTGGAACACCATCCGGCACCACAGACGTAGCAAACAAAGCTTACGTTGACGCACAATTACCAGATTCATTTGCTGGTGGAGATGGTATCTCTATCACTGATGGTGCAGGAACAGATACTATTGCTGTTGACCTTGCAACCAATCCTGGTTTACAATTCACTTCCAACAAATTGGACTTGAAAGTAAAATCAGAAACTGGTGGTAGCATTACCAAAGATGGTGATGGTATCTACATTGGTGATAACGCTATCGGAAACGCTAAGCTTGCAGGTTCTATTGCTAATGCTAAGTTGGCTAACTCAACCATCTCTGGTAAGGCACTTGGTGGAAACCTTGATAACTTAGTTGATGGAAACGGTATCGCTGACTTTACATACAATGGTTCTGCTGGTGTATCAATCGCACTTGACCTTGATGGTTCAACACTTGCATTGAGTGCTGATGGTATCAAGATTAATAACGATGGTGTTGGAAATGCACAAATTGCAGATAATGCAGTTCAAAATGCGCAAATCCAAAACGGTGCGGTTTCTATCGCTAAGTTGGCGTTCCAAGCACGTGTTGACCAACCTTCAACTTCTGGTGGTTCTACCGCAGTATTTGCTTTGTCAAATCAAGTAGCACCTGAATTTGAATCATTTGTAATGGTATTCCGAAACGGTTTGTTACAACAGTTGAAAGCTTCATCACCTGCTGATGATTCTGAATACACAGTATCAACCTCTGGTGGAACTACATCTGTTACTTTCGGTGCTAACATCAGTGCTTCTGACAAGTTAGAAATCAGATACTTAGCGTAGAGGTGAATCATGGACCCAATGGCTATCCTTGAGGTTTTAGGACCAAGTGGTATAGCTGTTGCGGTCTGTCTCTACCTTCATCGTTCTTTTGTTTCTTACTCAACCATTATGGTCGATAAACTTTTGCAGGAGCAAAAAGAAGATAGAAAAGTATTTGAACAGGCCGTTGACAAGTTAGACCGAAGGCTTGAGTATCTAGAAATTCTTTTACGAGAGAAGAAGTAATCGTTATAGTTTAGATGTCTGGTTATACAGACTCTCCAAAATGAATGAACGAAAAATCTGAGGCGGACAATGTATTTTGTCCGTCTTTTTTTGTGTAAGTTTTCTGAGAGAAAGATACTTATACCAGTGCTTCGGCACGTTTTCGTTTCGTTCAGTTGAGTTTTTCGTTCATCACCAAGTAGGAAAAAAGTCCCGCTATAGGTGAAGCTGTGCTCATGGAGGAGACAATGTATAACTGGAAAGAGACATTCGAGTGGGGTGTCAATGAAGAACATAGAGTATTGAAGGCTCTAGCAGAAAGAAAACCTAATCTCAACATTCATCCTTTGGGTGGAAAGGACGAACCAGATGGATGGTCTGATGTGGGAGGTATTGAGATTAAGTCTTATTCAACTTGGTATTATTACCCTTCAATAGAAACCAAATGTATGACCTCTGGTAAACCATCCTGTTGGGTTTCTGATGACCGCTATAGGTTACTGGTAGTAAACCACGAAGGGTGGCTCCATTTGTATTCTGTTCAACGTCTGAGGTATAACTTAGAGGAAGCTAATTTTCCATTCTACTACTCAAATGTTAGTCAAGGAAATGGTTCATACAAGAAGATGAAGTTTATTAGAATACATGAAGTATCAACACTGAATGTTAAGCATACTGAGAAGGAGAAAGATTATCTTAGATGGGACTGTTCTAAGTTAAAAAATAATCCTTACATTGGTAGTTATTACATACTGTAATAAAGAGCGCCGGGTATTAGAACCCGGCGCATAGCATAAACTTAACTGTTCATTCATTAAGGAGAAGACTGAGGAATGTCTAGTAACCTCAGTCACTTAATAACTATGCTAAATCTTATAATAATTTCAAAGAACTGTAGATAATAATCTATAGAGTAATAATAATAATTAGAATAATAATACTAATAATCTAAGAAATGTATAATTATTATTTAGATTATTTATGTATTAGTATTATTCTACAGAATTAATTATACATTTACAAGAGAAAGTTCTAAAAATAATCTAAAAAAAATAAAATAAAAAATAATTGAAAATTTATTTAACATTTCTGTATTATGTGTATAATTAATACTAAGAGATAATAATAATAAATAATAAATACTATACAGAATACAGAGATACAGAATGGCAGATACTAATACTAACATAAACTTCAGTTTCAAAGAAGGTGATTTACTTCTAATAGAAACCTTTCAGTTTACTCAATACTCTGATAAGGGTGATGAAGAACCAAGTTATCATTCAGCACTAGTTCTTAGAGTAGAAGTTGATGAAGTTAATGATAATTGGATTCACTATCATGTTCATACAGGACCTGATTCTCAAATCACTACAGTGCACTTTGATGAGGGTTATGATGAATGGTATCTCAACTATGAGTTTGATGTATGTGTAACCACCTCAGTTCAGAAAATAAACGAGGATGAACTTTCTAGACGTCGCCTTATGGAAACCTATACAGGACAACAAAGTGTTCCCAGATACATTCTCGGCCACTCTATAAACCCATACAAACCGTTACCTAGCGTCCTCACTTTTGAAACAAAACAGGGGCAGACAAATGAGTAAAGAAAAGAAAGACTTACCTTCAGTCAATCAGAAGGAAAAAAATCTGGTATCTAATGAGGGGTTGAGCATCGAAAAAACATCTGATGTTTCTGCCATTACGTTAGCTGCCAACGGTGCTCCCCCTCTTTTACAGGGTTTTGAAGCACTGCGTAATGCACTATCCACAGAAGACATAACTGAAGTAGATGTAGGGGACGACATCATCATTGATTGTGTTGGAGGTGGTCACATTACAGGTTCAATAACATTCTACGAACCAGTGGATGAGGGATGTAGAATTCAACTAAATACAGGTTGGTCATGGGTGGAGACTGAAACTGGTATGAGAAACGCAGTCAGTGGTTCTCAGTCATACATAATCGAAAGGATAGTTAAGGTGGTTTATGAGTAAAGCTACACGCAATCATTGGAAATCAATCAAAAAACACGCTGATGATAAGATTAGTAACATCACACTTCTTCAGATGAAGTTATCAGAGGTGATGTATTTTCTAGAATCAGACAAAATTAGAAAGTTTCCTTGTCCACACGCTGATGCTTGTATTGCAGACTTGAAGAAGGTGCAAGCGAGGTTTCGTAAATGGGCACAAAGAGAAGAAAGAAGGAGTCGTGAAGCAGAAGTAAAGATAAATCTTATCATACAATCTGTCAACGAATTGAGTGGTAGTAAGGATGGCTAAACAAGGTGTAGATACCATTGACAAACTGTTGTATGTGTTGGAACATCGTAGGCGACAGATGAAAAACACCTCAGACAAACAAAAACTACAACAGGTTATTGACTTTGTTGAGAGACAGAAAGCAATGGGACGAACACTGGTAGACATCATTTACTGGGTGAATAATGAATTAGAGGAAGAAGTAAAGTGAATACAGACATTACAACTTGGAAGAGGCTGACAAAGAAAAGAAAAGAGTATTTGTTTCAGAAACACATCAAAGAAATCAACAATCTGTTTAATGAACTAGCACCAGAACTGATAGCCAAGTGCACAGAAATGGATGGCACCTGTGTCGGTGTAATCGTTCATGAATACACAGATTCTAACATCATACCCCACCACCATCTAAAACTAGCGTTCACTGGTGATGTGACAACAAAGAAAATCGAAGTCACACATTACAAAATTTGGAGGAAGAGGGATGAAGAAAAGATGTCCTAAATGTGGAAGAACACTTAAACTGTTTCACTTCGGTATGAGAAAATACAGAAAGATACTGAAGGATGGAACAGAACGAACATACTGGTATTATCAATCGTATTGTTATGAATGTAGGAAAGGGAAACTCTTGGAATAATCGTTTCTTTTTTTTATACATTTTAGTTTTGTGTTGTATACTTACTATAATAATAGGAGAAAATTATGGAAGTATCAACGTGGGAAAACCCGGGAAGAAAACAAAAGAAATACTTTGATTATCAGAAACTACCTCCAACAGGTAGAATAAGAACGAAGAAGGGAAAGGGTAAATACGAACATCCAGTATGGGGAAAGGTGGTTCATCACACGGATGGTAGATACTATAAAACGTTAGATTATTCGTATCAGATTCCTCTTCATAACTTCAAATCACAACTACTCAGGTGGTATAAAGATGAATTGAAGAGTGAATTCACACAATCAGATTTGGAGTGGTTAGGAAAGAAAGAATCACCCATACTAGATGAATTACTGAAGGATTGGAAAACACACGGGTGTATCAACATCTATGATAACCGATACTACATCTTTGAAACTGTAACGTGTGGATTGAATGTAACACAACAAGTTACAGATAGTTATCAGAACCAACTCCGTATCTCATCCCCACCTTTACATACCATGATGTGGTTCAACCATCTTGGTTACAAACCTCGAACACTTATCGATGTAGGATGTGGTATAGGTTTGAGTTCTATCTGGTTCGCTTACAACTTCCCTGATTGTGAGGTGTATGTTGATGAACACAATGAACTTTCGGTGAGGTTAATAGAAAGAGTAAAGAAAGAATTACAACTATTCAATCTTCACATCGGTGATAAGAGAAACGAATACGATTGTGGAACGTTTTATGAGGTGGTAGAACACATTGAAGGAGAACCAGGAGTAGGACAACCATTTCCGTGGTTAGATAACTACCTTCACAGAATCAATCATAACTTCACCTACTCAACTTACTGGAGTAAGAACGAATCGAGTATCGGACATTTCAATCAATACGAATTCGATGGAGTAAAAATCGGGGAGGAAAAGAAAAGTAGATGGAGTAAAACATTTCACAAATCACTAGAAAACAGAGATTGGATACACGATAAACGATGTGACTTTCATGGAACACTACCTAATGTATTTTGGAAGGATAAACTGAAAACACGTGTAATCTAATAAAAGGTGTGGTATAATAATAATGTTCATTCAAACGTAGGAGAAACTATGAATACATTCAAACTAGATGTTCAATCATCTTCAATAAACAAAGTAACCTCAGTATGGGAGGTAGATAGTAACGGAAACCCGATGGATGGTATGGGATACGAAGGTGTTATCCGATTTGATTTTACCCATCTACCTGGATTATCATTCGTATGGGAACCTGAATCGGGTATGGGATACTTTTACTCTCAACAACAACGTGTATCAGAACCACAGTTTATGGAAATACGTAGAGAACTATGGGAAGATACAAACTACCAATACGAAATCAATGGTGAAAACATCAGATTCAGTGGTGAAGCACTGGTAAGAGATGATGTAGATTTATCAGATACCTGTTACCAATCTATCGAATGTAATGTTGATTTCAGTATCTGATTCTGTTCACTTCTGGTGTGACGGCTTGTCCGTCACACGGGGTTACTTCACTAACCCGACCCTACTCGAATTTACAAAAAAAAGTTTGACGTGACGGGTTGGATAGCGCTTAACAGTCAGACTTCACGTCCATCAACTCTTTTGAATCGGTGACAGACAGAGTTCGGGGGTTCGGGAGGTGGCAGTCTGCTGGTTTTGTGTGTGTAAGTTAGATACACACTTGTTATAATAATAAGGCCAACAGGCATCAACCCCAACCAAGGATAAATCATGGGACCAAAGACAAAAATCACAAATGTAAATCTGGCTATCGGCGAAAAAGACGGCAACCTCTGTGTTCATGAAGTCCACATGCAGACTACAGAACTGAGTGAATACTACAAGCTATCGATGAAAGAATTGAAGGGCCTCTCTAAAGCCCACAGTATGCTGATAAGAGACAGATTGGAATCTGATGGATACACACTTCTCTTCTTAGTTGCTGCCGTCGGTCTCGCCAATAAGCCGTTACACAGATACGCATTCACCACTGTCTTCAATCCACACATGGATACACTACTCAACGGTGACATTCGGTGTCTGCTTGTCCGCGAATACATGAATCAGACAAGGATAGCAGCTAAGTCTGACCTTCAAGCTTATACCATCTATGAAGATTATCAAGCAATCACCAACTACATCAAGGATAATAACATCGCCTGATAATGACAGAAAAAAAGTGTAGTGGTCTGGTTGTAAATCTATCAGTATCTGTGGTATAATAGTATTACAGACGTAGACCAGCCCTACCACTACACACCCTACCCAGGGCCCAAAATGACTTTCGTGTCAGACGTAGATTGCATAGAAGAAAATACGCCCGACAGAAAACGCCAAAAAAAATTACTCGGGCTTAGAAAAAACAGGGCTGAAAACCGACTCACCATCATTATTCAATTTGTAAGTAAAATCGATAACTGCACAACGTAATAATCCTAGTGATTCAATCGCTCTATCAATGTCATTAACTAGACGTGCTGCAACCTCTTCATCTTCAGGATTCGCTGTATAATCATCATAGTGTTCCGGAACCACAATTTGCCAGATAGCATTTCCTTCACAACCAAGCGGATTACCAAACGGGTCACGACAAGTATTGTATGGGTGATTTTTGAAAATGTCCTCAGTTGCATGAACTGGGTTTGAGTAGTAGTGTTGTTTTTGATTAGACATAATGTTCTCCTTTATTTAATGAACACTATTATTATACCATAATTCTAAGTATTTTACACGAATAGTTTTACTTTTTGTCGTAACTGGATACCTATAGTAGTGGCAGAACATTTTGTTTCACAAAGGATGATAATGGTAGCGTATTTTATGAAGATGGATAGAGATACCCGTCGATACTACAGAAAACACTGGGGATGTTCTGACCCTCAGTTGTTTGATTATGTCGCCTGTCAAAACGGTTACACCTGTCTACCGCAAGACGAAGAAGATGAACAGCAAGAGTTGAGGTGGAAGACAATGGATTGGATACACACTGCGTTGACGAGGTTGTCATCTGATGAATCTTTCGTGTTGGAAAGGTATTATTTAGAAGGTGACACATTACAATGCATTGCAGATAAACAGGGAACATCCGTATCAACGGCGTTCAAGCGTAGAGATAGGGCCCTGAAAAAAATGCGTATTATTATGGAGGAAATAAAAGATGAAGTTTTCGAAGAGTGCCACTGAAAAGCAGAAAAAAGCAATCAAACGCAGAAGCACCAACTACGGAGCAGCTCTTAAAAAGGCTATTCATGATGGTGACTTTGAAGGTGTGATAAAATCAGTCATGTTGTTAGCAGTCAAACACAATGAAGCCGCAGATTGGAAAGCATCACCCAGAACATTTATGGAATTGTTGCAAGTCCTTGCCAAATACAGAGCTGAGTTCGGTTCTGAAGGTGATGATTATGGTGAGATTCTACGTGTGTTAGAGGGTGGTGGCGACGAATGAAAATACCGGCTCCCTTACTACTTAAATTCAAGGAGGACCCGCGTAGTTTCTTCAAGTTTCTCAAAGTATTTGATAAGGCACAAAACAAATTAGTGCCATTCAGAATGAATCAAGAACAAGAAGAATTACTCGATGCACTACTTGAACACAATCGAATCGTGGTATGCAAAGCACGCCAGATAGGTTGTTCTACGTTAATCAGAGCCTATTTTTTATGGAAGTCCTATGTCCAAACAGAACCAACCCGACACGCAATCATCAGTTACACCCGAGACAGTGCAGACCACTTGCACTCCATCGACAAACAATTCTACTTTGAATTACCAAAGCCACTGCAAAGAAAGCTTAGTAAATCCTCAGCAAGAACTCTCAAGTTCTCAGATACAGGAGCCGAGTTGCGAAGCTTTACTGGAGGCGGTAAAGGTGGAGCCACACGCTCGTTTACATTTTCAAGTGCTCACATTAGTGAGTTTGCTTTCTTTGACAATCAAGATGACCTGCTTGCAAACACAATTGCTTCGGTTGGAGATGGCCAAGTTATCATAGAAACCACAACTAACGGTCCAGGTGATACCTACCACAGATTATGTGTTGAAGCACAGCATAGTGGTTCCGATTGGCACATCTGTTTCTTTCCTTGGTTTACCCACAAGAATTACAAAAAGAAGTCGATGTTCGGTCAGAATGGTGTGCCTCCAATGACTGATGATGAAGAGTGGTTGATGGAAGAGTATGGGTTACAGAAACAGCAGCTCTACTGGCGAAGAACACAGATTTCTACAATGGGTTTGGAAAAATTTACACGAGAGTTTCCAGCCACCATTGATGAAGCGTTTATGACCAACTCAAACGTCTTCTTTCCTACCGACATTGTTGATTCAATCGAACTGATGAACATTGGCACAGAAGATAAATGGTATTGTGAACCACACAAAGGTGACCGATTCTGTATGGGTGTTGATGTGGCACACGGTGGTGGAAATGATTATTCTACGATTAGTATTGTGTCAGCAACTACTTTACAGCCTATTTACCATTATCGTTGTAACACAATTCTACCTGCAGATTTTGCTGATAAGGTATGGGAAGTTTATTGGGAGTTCAATGAGCCCTATACTATTATCGAAGCAAACGGGCCAGGTGCATTAGTGTTGTATCGATGTAGAGAATACGGTATGCGAAACTTATACAAATCAAAGAACGGTAAAGACTGGAATACAAGAAAGGAAAATAAATTGGCTATCTATGACCACCTACGTGAATTGTTGTGTAATGACCACATCTCAGTTCTCGAATCTACATTATGGTCGGAAATCAGGAATACAGTATGCAACGAAGGTGGAGCACCCAGTCATCCAAAGGGGCAATGCGACGATTTACTTATCTCATTCTTGCTGGCTCAATGGGCAGCAAAACTAAAACCCGCACCCAGTATTATGGAAGTGCGTCGGGTTCTTATGGAAGAATTTATACAGAAAACGAAGGTTCGGAGGATACACGCCCGTGGTCCTCTCCCTTTCAGACGTAAAGGACAATAACTATGGCTTACAACATCAAAGCAAAGGACGTGCGTGAGATTCTAAACAAGCACGATAGCTTTTGGGAAAAGAAACAACAAGAATTATTTCAATTCAAAATGTGTTATGAAACAAACTTCTGGGACAAAGACCAGTTAGAACCTATGCAAATGACAGTGCAAACCTCAGACGGTTATGCTTACATCGAATCATACATTGCATCACTCTTCAGTCGTAACCCAGGTATTATCGTAAAATCAGGACTCAGAGGTGCTGGTAGTGCAGAAAAGGCACAAGCCCTCGCAAATGATTTCTTAATAAGCCACAGAGGGACGATAGAGGACGCTTCTCGACTTGCCCTTATTTACCCTATGAGTTTCATAAAACTAATCCCTGTGGACAATCCTGACATTTACAAACGTGTTGACATGATGGCTTGCTCACCTTGGGATGTTATCCTAGATAGAGATGTAAGTCGTATTCAGGACATGAGATTTATTGCACATCGATACTATTTACCTCAGAACGAAGTAATTGCAAAGTATGGTAACAAACAATCATACTCATTTACCACAAAGAAAGATTACTTTGACGACTACATGGGTGGTATCTCAGAGGACGAAACCTATGGTGGTTCAGAATCAATGTTTTCTTTCTTGGAAATCGTTGAGTTCTACGACCTAGTGGCAGACAGATTATACATCTACAGTCCTGGTTTTGCACGTGGTGAGAGATTTTTGATGGATGAAGAGATACCATTTAGAGATAATGATGGTATGCCAGTCTATCCAATCATACCATTTTACTTCAATAGAAAACCTGATGTTCCACTAGAAGGTTACAGCGCGATGAAACGTGTGTATGACCAACTATTTGAGATAAATACTATCAGAACATTCCAAGCCAATGCAGTTCGTAAGGCATCTCGTCAATACATTGTAAAACGTGGCTTGTTAGATGAAGAATCAATGGCACAGGTAACGAGCGGTATTGATGGATTATTTGTAGAGGTGGACGCTGATGACATCAATAATGTAATTCGTAACGTTCCTCAGATACAAACACCACCGGAGATACAATTTTATTATGACCAAGTGCAAAAAGATAAAGATAAGGGAAGTATACTTGCCCCGTTCACGAGGGGAGAGTCAACAAGAAGTTCTGCTACTGAAATCGCTGCTCTGGCTGCATACACAAGTTCAGAAGTTGGAAGACTTGCGAGAGAAAGAGACGCAACAATCGAACAAGTAGCCAAGGTTTACATTGACATTATGTGTATGTATCTTATGGAAGATGACACACGTGATGTAATAGTTATAAACAACCGTGACGAAGTAGTCAAAGCGGGAGACCTGAAAGGTAACTGGGTGATTTTTGCACAAGACCAAGCATCAACACCTATCTCAGAATCTGTGAGGAAACGTGAATTTTTACAAAGCATTCCATTGCTTCAGTCACTTGGTGTTCCAGCTGACACCCTCTTATCAGAAGTGGTTCGGTCACTTGGATTACCTGAATCGTTTATTGAAGAAGCTCGGAAAGAACAGCAAGCACAGGTTTCTGCAGCCAAGGGTCGGTCAGCTGGTGAAGCAATACAACCCGATGCTGTTGAATTACAACAAGCCAGTCAACCGACTGGACCAAATAATCTACAAGCCATCCTCAATCAAGGGGAAGGGTAAAAAAATTAGTATACTTTAGGAGACTATTATGGATGAAATGAACAAAATGGACATGATGGCTTTGGATGACGTCGGTATGATGGAGAAAAAAGCTATGAAACTGGCCAAACAATTAGATGAAAAAGAAAATCAAGCAAAGATAGAAGGTGATTACAGTAAGATTGCAGTCAACAAGATGATTGACTCACTCAATCGTGTAAACATGTTGTTTGATGCACCACCTTTTCCAAAGGTTGAAGCAGACTTGGATGCAATGCCACCTGCACTTATCAGAAACTTACTGATGATTGCAAACGCGGCAAAAGATGCAGGAATGGATGAGTATGTTTTTGACCTTGACACTATTACAGATGATAAAGGCATCAAGATGCTTGCAGGTAAATTAGATGCAGCAGCTGGTGATAAATCATTCAAAGCATTTTTAGCGAAACCAGACGGTATGGCTGAGATGAATCAAGCAGAGCAAGGTATGCCAACTATGCAAATGGAAGGTATGGAAGTTGCTTCGCCTGGTCGTCAAGGAACCGCACCAATGGAAGACGAAGAAGAACTTTTCATGGCTCGTATGAGAACATAAACATAACACAGGAGATAATTTTATGAGTGAAGAAATCAGCACCCCTGCAGTAGAAGTAGCAGACGCCGGGACTGATGTTGCAACAGAAACAGTAACAACAGAAGTCAGTAAGGATGTAACGCCAGCAGATGTCTTGAAGCAAATGAAGCACAAGAAGAAAGCACACGGCGGTAGAGATAGAGTAGCAGAAGCGCTAGCCGAAGCGAAAGCCGGGCCAGCACCAGCTACACCAGATAACATAAGCTTGGATACTCTTGCAGAATCTGATGCTTTGGATGACGGGGGACATAAAGGTATCGATTTCAACCGAGTAATCGGTGATTTACCAGAAGATGCCAAGAAAATGTTATCAAACATACGTAGTGACTATACTCGCAAAACACAAGAGTTAGCAGCACAACGTAAAGAACTCGAAAGTATGCGTCAAACTTTACTTGATTCTCAGGTAAACGAAAATGTGCAGAAGTTAGCAGCCGAAGAAAATGTTGCATTGGACCCATACGATACACAATCCTTTGAAAAACGAATTGAACAAGAAGTGGCAAGACGACTAAATGACATGTTACAACCGATGAGGGAGGAACAAGAAGTAATTAAGCGTCGTGCATCTTTGGAAAAATTCAAGCAAGAAAATCCTGACTTAATGGATTACAAACTTGAAGTCGCAACACTTCTTAAATCTAATGAAAACTTATCTCTTGAAGATGCTTATCACATCGCCAAGGGAAGAGCCGTATCAGATGAAAACGCCAAGTTGAAAGCAGAGCTTCAACAGCGTCAGACTCGGATGCGCGAGGTGGGACTAAAACTTGGAAATGGAACCGTAAGGGGAAATAAAAAAGTGCCGAAACACCTCAAAAAAGCACATGAAATCTATGCTTGGTTGGAATCCAACAAGGGTAGGTGAAAAAAATGTGTATTACTATAGAACGCCCCAGTTTAATGCATCGTAATCTGGATAAGCTTGAAGACTCCACAGGAATAACTTCGACGAAAGATGTGAAACAATTAACTTATTATAAGCCTATTTAATTTTAGCGGAGGACTATACACATGGCTATTTCAAATGACGTATTGTCGTCAACACTCCGTATTCTTCTCGACGAAGAGGTCGACCAGCTTTATCAAGCTACTCCTCTTTTAGACAAGATGCGTGAACGAGGCGGCGTAGAAACTTATGATGGTGGACAAAAACTTGACGTTCCACTTATCTTAGAAGAACATTCTTCTATTACACAATTAGATTCAGGGTATGAACCTGTAAACCTTGCAGTTAAGGATTCACTTAGAACTGCTTCTTTCACCTGGTGTGACTTTGTTGCTCCAATCGTTATTACACGTTCTGAAGAACTTAGTAACAAAGGTGAACGTGCTATCATCGACATCGCTGAAGCTCGTATGAAGTCAGTAATGGGTGCTCTTAAACGAGAAGTAGAAAAGCAAATTCTTGCTAACGCTTCTTCTGTATTGACAAACCTAAACACCTTCAACGGTCTTTCAGCCGCTGACGGGGGTGCTGGTTCTGGTGGTAACTCTACTCAAGGATTCTTTGATAACGTGGCTTTCGGCTCTCAAACAGCTGGAACTAACGTTGGTAGTCTTTCTAAGGCAACCTTCGCACGTCTTCAAAATCAATTCGTAGATGATGCTGGAACTCTTGACCTTAGTTCAATGACTGACCTTTACATCAACTGTCAGCTTAACACTCCTGATGGAAGTGCTCCTGACCTTATTATCTGTTCTCCACAGTTCTACAAATCTTACAAAGCTAAGTTGCAGGCTCAAGAACGATACATTGATGAAAAGGTTCTTGATGGTGGACGATTGGCATTGGCCTTCAATGGTGCAATGGTTGTTGCTTCTCCATTCTTAGGAAGTGATGTTCAGAATCCTGCTGGAACTCCAGCTGGTAAAGAGATTATCTCAGCATACTACTTGAACACACGTTACATTAAGCTAGCATTCGATAGTGCTGCACAATTCGAGATGGATGACTTCGAACATGTTTCTGGTTATGCTTCACGTAGTGCAAACATCTACACTCGTATGCAAGTTTATTTCTCACATTTAGCTTCACAGGGATTACACTGTGACGCAGAAGCAGTATAGGGGTAAATCATGGCTACAAATACATTAATTCAAAAGTTATTCGCTAGCGACGAAAGTGGAGTTGGTGAAGATTCAATCAAAGTCTCAAACAGACAAGAACTTGAAACATTCTTCGCATCAGAAGCAATTGCTGATGGTGACCTTGTATGTCTTGACATTTCTAAAACCAGTGATGGTGATAAGATGTCATACGTCAAGAAGTTGAAGACTGATGCTGGTTTGACTGCTGTTGCAATCGGTATTGCTGACCAAGCTGCTATTGAAGCTGGTGACCAAATCCGTGTCGTTATCAAAGGCTTCAAAGCTAATGCTAACGTTGCAACTGGTGCTGCTGTTGGTGAACGTATTGTAGGAACTGCGACTGCCGGTCGTGGAGATGTTTTGGCGAACTCGTCAACTCTTCCTGCTCTTGCTTATGTTATTACAGAAGCAGCTGCTAACGTTGCTGATGTAATGGTCATCAAGCAGTTCTAGTCTAAGTTATACGTAGACACAACAAATTGGCCCGCTCGGCAACGGGCGGGCCATTATTTTAACTGAGGCAGAACATGAATCTAAAAGAAATGAGAGACTTTGTTGGAAACATCTTGGACTATACACCAGATGTAAATGCATACAATGAAGAATTGAATCGCATTATCAATGAAGTATACCTTGAGTTTGTTGTATCACAACCCTGGTATTTCTCACAAAAAACACTTGATACATACACAATTCCAGATGCTACAGCACCTGGAGTTATAACGCCTGCTCCATCAGCAAACAGTTTCTTTATACAATCCATAAGTTGCGCAACATTAGGCACAACCATCGGATTAAGATACAATGGCGGACAGATGAGCCATGAAGGTTCCATCTTACAAATTACAGGGGCATCAACTGCTGCAAATAACGGGTTGTATGTCATAGACAAAATAGATTTAGCAACTGATAAAATCTTTGTTAGTAAACTATCAAACCGTTCTGATAACAGACAACTAGTAACTTGGGAAGGACCAGCTGGTGTCGACCAGAACGTAACACTTACAGTTCAATCTAGATTTTTACGATTACCAAAAGATTGTGTGCAACTTCTTGATGTTGGTATAAGAAACATTCCAGAAGGCGGAACTGGTGGTATAGGTGAGATTTTTAATCTTACACGTCGCAATGATGAAAGACTATCACTCAGAATGGATGTCACTGGAACACCAACAGAATACGTTATGTATGACCAAATGCCAAACGGTATGCAAGACCACACACATTTTATACCTAGAGCCAATCAAGACTTTTTTGTAGATACAGTATCTTCTACACCAGGTTGGCCACAAGGAACCTATCAGTTTGCAATGGCATTTCAATGGCAAGGTGTTGAAGGACCACTAAGTGACCCAGTCGAGATAACAATCAATGAAGCAAACACAATACCACGTTTCAATACACGCGACACAGCAAAGTATGGATTCAGAGGTTTGAATAAAAGAATGTATGTAAAGTGTGTATCACTAACTGGTTACAATGCACAACTCTTCAGTGAAACATACTTCCGTGACTTGGCAATGATACCATTCAATAAACTTACAAATGCAGGTTCTGCAAATACTGATGGATTCATAATTAACGATAGTGAAACAGTTACACCTTGGCCGCAAGCAAACATACAAATCACAACGATTGATGATTGGAAAGCGATACCAAGACACAAGGCACCTATCAATACCAGGGGACGTATCAGATTACATCCAAGGACAACAAGCGAGTTACCTATTAGGTTACGGTATGTAGGTTATCCAATGCTTCTGGCTGATGACCACGATTCACCAGAGTGTCCTATTGATACACATCGTTACATAGTCTACAAATCAACAGCTGAAGCACTATTCAAACACAACAATGATGCTCAGTCAGCATTCTATTTACAAAAAGCGGAAAAGGAACTGCAGAAGATTGAAGAACGTTACCTTACCCAACGCTCTGCCTTTTATGTCAAACAGTCATTCCGTTCAGGACCTCTACGCCTGAAGCCATTCAGAACACTGACTAAGACAACAGGGGCGGACGGTTCATAATGAAAACAAATGGAAGAGCAGAATACAAAAGAATAAAAGGTATTTTCATCGGTTATCCGTCTCCACCAGATTCGGCAAACAGATTAGAAAATTTTAAGTATGACCCAAAGACTACTGCTTGGTCAAACATGTTGGGTTATGAAAAGTTTTTTAGTTCAAACAACAACTTCAATCCGTTCCAAGGTATACTGCAACGTGCTGTTGATAGTTTGTATTGTTTTCAGCAACACAACGGTGCAAGACAATCATTCTTGTTTGAGTCAAACGGCACTCTGTTTGGATTGAATACATCAACAAAAACTTTGGTAACACTCAAACAAAACAGATTGGTTCCAACACCAAATCAACCTCATACAAGTTACGAACCTTTTGGTCGATACTGTATTATTACAAATGGTTTTGATGGACCTATCAAGTTTCGTGGTGCACTAAAATCAGATAGAATCTTTGACTTGGGTTGGCGACAACAACCTGGAACACCAATTATCAGAAGTGTTGGACCACAAGATGGAGCACCAGCAACTTTCTTAGATGCAAGTTCTACCTTTTTCAATGACCAGTTATGGAATAATAATGACTCAACATTTACAGGTATGGGAAGCACAACTGCAGATGAAGAATTTAGTTACTCATACCGTGTAAGTTTTGTAAACGAATCAGGTTCAGAATCACCACTCAGCCAAGAATCAAATACAATGGTTGTAAAGATGAAATCTGTAACAAGAGGTGGTTCATCAGGTGTATCACGTTTTGGTTTGATTCTTGACATTCCAGTCGGTCCACCAGGCACAATAGCACGTAGAATTTATCGCACAAAAGGTGATGGTTCAAAGACTTATTTCTTTAATTCACAGTTGAACGAGAATGCATCTGTAACCATTACAGACTTCTTAGCTGATAATCAACTAGGGGCACAGGCTCCGGATTCATCAGATTCAATTCTGTTCCCTGCACCAGGTGCACGTTTTTCGGCTGCATTTAAGAATTGTTTGTTTGTAGATGGTGGTGAAATGGACCCAACGCGTCTGTATCACTCAACACCACTACAACCTGACACTTACAAATCAGATAGTTTCTTTGAAGTAGGAACAAGAGAAGGTGGTGACATTACAGGTTTGATGCCTTATTACAATCAATTACTTGTATTCAGACAAACAGCGATTGACTTGGTTCGTGGTGACCCTGTCAATGGTTTCTTCTTGGTGCCTTTCATACAAGGTGTTGGAACATTATCACCACATACAATTGTGCCGATTCCAAACTTAGGAATCATGTTTGCTTCTGACGACGGCATCTACCTGATTGCGGGAGGACTGGACGGCGGGAGTTCTTTGAAAATGGAGAAGATTTCAGTTGGATTACAGGAGTTCTTTGACCGTTTCAATCCTGACATGTTACCTTCAGCAGTTGGTGTTTATAGTCACAAAGAAAGAGAAGCACACTTTTACTTTGCAATCGATGGTTCTACAGACTTGAAGAAAGGTATTGTGTATCACGTAGATGCTGGAACATTTAGCACAAGAGGTATTGAGTTTGATGTAATTAACTGTTTGACAACAGATAAAGATGGCAACATACTCTTTGGTTTCAATGATAATACTGTCAGAGCAGGAGCGAGCGGCCTTACAGGTAGAACTGCAAAAGGTGGGATTGGTGTAATCAGTGGTATCAGAACACTTGGTGAACGACACGGTGATACAGGTAACGATACATTCGCAATCGGACCAAAAACACCTGGTAGATTTAGAAGTGCTTGGTTAGATTTGGGTAGACCACAAGTAAAGAAACATGTCAAGTATCTGTATCTTTATGTTTTCACAACTGGTAATTCAGTAATCACACCACGTGCTTGTAAAGATAGAGATTGGCAAGAGTTTGTTGAGTTAGATGGTCAAAGAATGCAGAGGCCAGACCACAAAGATAGTATAGTTTATGGTGACATTTCTGCTATTGAGTTATCAGGTGGTGCAGTTCAAGCAAAATACGATACAAACCAATTGTGGGAAGATAAGAAGTTTACATGTATCCGTTATGATGTGGGTATGAATGCAGTTCAAGACTTTGCTTTTGAGTTCGATACATTTGATTACATTGAGTTCATTGGTTTCGCGGTAGAATTTACAGCAGACGGAACGAAAACAATACGAGGAAAACAGTAATGCCGTATAGATGGACAAAAGAAGAAATAGAAAATGGACAAGTAGTTCAATCAAGACAGTTTGACATTGCATACTCAAACTACGTATCAGTCATCAATGGTGGTATTGATAGAGATAATTTACCAGCACAGTGTATCGACCCTGAAGTAAACTTAGTTGCAAACAGTCTAGGTAAAAGTGCAGTAGCAAATAACATACACAATCCATTCAGTCAAAACAATCAAGACTCAAACTATGGTGCACCATTCAGCACACAAAATACAAGAGGCAACAGAATTACAGGTTTAACTTATGGTAGTGCACCAGCACAAGAAGGTGACAACTTCTTCCAAGTCGGCTCAGTTAACGTTGAGTGTGAAGAGGGTATGTTAGAATGTAGCTGGAAATGCAATGCATACATTCCATTGTATTACGCATACTATAAAGGTTTTACAACAACAACACTAACTAGAAAGAGGTATCAATGGCAGATAAGAGTAAATGGAATTATTGTTTATGAATCACCTGCCATTTGTGAAGCCTTCTTTACTACAAACATCTCAACGCAGATACCTATTAGTAAGGGCACGCAACGTGTCGAAGTTCACGTCAAGCTACCTGGTAGAAGCAATGAGGACAACGGACAAGTTGTTCTTCAGTATTGGGGTGGGCAAATTTTTGCTTATAACACATTCAGGTAGGTATAAATGGGAAACGTAAAATTAGAAACATTCTATCCAAAGAACGAAGCAGTAAGTGCTGCGAAGATTAATAATAATAATGGTGCAATCGAAGGTTCTACTGCAGGATACAATCAAGAAAACGTAAGTCGTGAAGGTATTGACTTCAGACAGTTTGATAAGTCACCAATGCTTCTAGCAAGAAATGTTGTAGATTCTGGACAAGAACTTACAACAGGAACGACTGTAGGCACCGGTGCTAGATACAAAAGTTATGCACAATTCAACATTACACAACAACCAATCGCACATAATTCTACAGGTGCAACAGATACATCAGCTGGTAACGGCACAAAGGTTCCAATCCCAGGTGTATCATCATCAGTAGATGCGAGTGGTGTGCAACTTACAGGTGGTGAACTAATCAGAGTAAACTGGTCACTAGTTATCTGGGCAAACATACCAGCAAACGGTTCTCTAGCAGACCATGTTACAGGACTAATTGATGCAACAACAAAAGATGGTGGAACAGGTGCATCTCATCCGTATGGTAGTGGTATTGGTGAATGGTGTTGGTTAGTTTGGCCTCGTTTCAATACAACATCTTCAGCACTTAACAACAACGATTTTACAGATGCAAAAACTGCAGGGTTAGACCCAAACAGCACAAAACCTTATTTCGAACCAGGTATCGCACCATCGATTACAAATACAGGTATTGGTGACTTTGTTGATTTTGAAGAAAGACGGTGGGACCACATAATGGTTATTCCTAGTATGTTTCTGGCAGCAGGTAACACACCTACTGGACCAGCTTTACAACTCTACCATACAAATACTGTTGGATACTCTGCTCGGTCAAGCCCGGCTGCACTTGGTGGACCACAACTACGAAGCAGTAGTTTTTACATCAGAGTTCCAGATTTAGGTGGCTCACCAAAAACATTACATGGTGTCCAACTATACATCTCAGGTTATTGGAGAATGCACGGTAATTCTGCTGGAACTGGTATGGGTGGTGCACCAGATGCAGGTATGTTTTTAGAAAACGACCCTTGTAATCCATCAAGAGTAAATTCAGGTGGCGACCCAATACCACAATACGGTGTCGCTGGTGAACTACACATTGAAAGAACACACATCAATGTATCAGTTCATAGAGATAGTAACGGATAGGAGACAGAATGCCATACGTTAGAGCACATACATTTTCACCAGGCGGAAACATTAGTGGGACACAAAACAACGAAAACATTGTGAAACTAAAGAAACACATCAATGGTGGTATCGTTGCAGGTGACATTAGTGATGTAACACGCTGGGGTGAAGCAAAGCACATTATGAAAGGTATGTATTTTGGAACAGATAATACACACGAAATGACAACTGGTTTGTATGCAGGACCAGCTCTGGCTGATTTACCAACATTCAATCCTGGTTACATGGGTAGATTCTTAGGTGACATTACTGAGGATAGAGAACCTATCCCTGGTGCTGGTGTAAGTTTCTATCTAGAACACGAAGCTGACATACTAATTGACATGATGATTAGTCCACGTGGTGCACCACTATTAGCTACTGCAATCGTTGATGCTGGACGTTTAGAATTTAGATTGGATGGTTTTGCAAACAATACATCATCATCGTTTTTTATGAAAGAAATAGACATTGATACTACCGGAACTTCAGTTGACATTGTAGGATTCTATCGTCGACGTTTCTATCAGCACAAACACATGTTTAGAAATGTAGGTGCTGGTTATCACATCTTTCAATTGTTTGGCAACACGAGTTTACGTGCTGTCCCACTTAAATTTTTCACTTACAAACTACAGGCCTTTTACAAGGTGTAAAAAAATGGTATCTATAGGAGGACTAAAATGGACCCTTTAACAATCGCACTCATTGCTGGTGGAGGACTTGCTCGAGGAATCGGTGGAGCGATTTCTCAAGGTGCACAGTCGAAAGCATTGTTTGGCGAACAACAACAAGCAAGACTTGCAGAATTAAGAAGATTAGAAGAAATGAATGCACTAGGTCTGACAGGCGCAGAAAGACAAGCACTAGAACAAGCATTACTCAATCCAGCACAAGCAGCACAAAGAGAACAGAATCAACGTAATCAAGCATTACTCAGTTCTTTCAATCTAGGTGCAAGTAAAGGAATAAGAGACATCTTGGCAGCACAAGAAGGACAACAAGCTCTGGCTGGAAAAGCAGCAGAAAAGGTAGCAGCGGCTCAACTCAAAGCACAACAGGCAGATGAAAAAGAAATGCGCGCTTTGGAAGCAAGACAAGATGCTGCAGCAGGTGCACAACAGGCTGCAATCGGTGCTTTTGTTGGTGGACTTGGTGGTGCAGCAGATACCGCACTTCGTGCACAAGCATTATCAGAAATGACAGCTTTACGTGCTGGAAGCGATGTAGGTCTGGATGCAACTACAATAAAATTATTGGAGGAGTTCTAAGATGGCTGAAGGAACGATTGGTAATCTTTACAACCAAGCTTATCTGCAAACACACGAGCAACGAATGGCGATGGCTATCAAAATGGCTGAGTCTGAGTTTACCACTCTTGCAGATAGAATTACATTATTAGAAAAGAAAGTAGCTGATTATGAAAGAGCGATAGCTGGTGACTTTAGTTCACCTGGTTCTTCAGCTGATAATGCAGCCACAGCTCGATTGAGATTGATGCATACAGTTCAGGCTGAAGTAAACAAAAGAACTGACAAAGCTATTCAGGAAGCAGAAAGAAGTTTTGACATCGCACGTTTTAATGTTCCAGGTGCACAAGAAACAATGGCTGCAAAGATGCGTGCTGGTTCTACAGTATCATCTGCTGTTGATGCAGGATTGGCCAACTTAGGTGGTAAAGGTGCAGGTAAGAATAATTTACAAAGAATCATAATCGCAAAAGCATTGTTACAGGCTGCAGAAAATGCGGCAACAACTGCTGGTAAAGCTTCATCATTCAATCGCAACCAACAAAGAACACGTATCGCGGCTGCTTATGGTATTGATGCAAACGACATGATTGCAAATGAGGAAACTCTAAAAAGACGATTTATAGAAACTCGAAAGAAAGAAATCAAAGCTACAGTTGGTGCAACAGAACTTTCAGATGCAGACAAAACAAAGCTCGAAGCAGAAAAAACACAAACTCAAGAGCAACTAGATAAGTTACGTCAGCAGATGGCAGACAGGTATGGTGATGATGTAGACTTTGGTGAGTTGATAGAACGTGGTCGACAGATTTACAATGAAAGACTTGGACCTATTTCTCGTGAAGATAAGAAGATACAAAGACAAATACAAAGAATGACCAAAGTATCACCTCGTGCCAGACAAAATCTTGCTGCACTAGAAATGGTTGCAGTTGATGATAGAAGAATCGATTTGATTGGACGTCTTGATGCTGCTGGTGTAGAAGACAAAGACAACGTTCTTGCAGCTGCAAATGCCATACTCGAGGCAAAGAAAGCAGGTAGAGATACAGTGCCATTTGACTTAGCACTTGAATTAACAAAAGACGAAGACAAAGCTTATGAAGCACTAGGACTCGCTTTCAGAAAATTTGCAGCTGACCAAGCACAAGGTGATGCTCTTGCTCGAGAAAAAGAAAAACAGAAACAACTCAAGCCACAAGAAACAGATGCAAAAGAAGCAATCAATGTTGCACTTGCAGAACAAGGACAGAGTGGTGATGAATTCTTAGATAGTATTAACATAGACTTTGACCTTTCAGATTTGTTTGCAAAAAGAGTAAAGACAGAATCAGCAGAAGAATCCAAAGAAAAAACAGATAACTTCTTAGATGGTTTACTTAACATCTTCAAAGGACGTAAAGATGTAACTAGACGACCTTTTACAGCAACAGAGAAAGCTGCACAATCTGGCTCCAAGATTACAAAAGTTACTCCAATCAAAGAAATGAGACCAAGCAATAGACCAGAGGAACCAGAAATGCCAGTAGGTGACCCAGTCAAAGAAGCAGCTAAAGGTCCAAAACAGCCGTTTGACCCGAAAATTTACACCAAAGATAATCCATTCGTTCAGCTCAATTATGATGATGGAAAGAGAAAAGGAACATACTCATACTTCATTAAACCTGATGGTGGCTATGGTATGATTGGACTCTCAGGAAAAGAAGTAGACATTTCAGGAAACCAAAAGGCTCTTGATGAGGCACAAGCAGAGTTTGACAAACTAAAAGAAAAGATGGAGAAGTAGATGCCAAATCCAGATGGTTCACCAACGGCTGATGAACTAAACAAACTTAGTGAAAGCCAGAAACGATACTACCAGATGTTACTTGATGAAGAGGACATTACTGGTGCAAATAGCTTTGTTAGTTCTATAATTTTTGAATTACCAGAAGCAGAAGGTGGTTCTTCGTCACCTCAAGGAAACATAGAAGTTTTGCCATCATTGACACCGAAACGTGTAATACCAGGTTTGTCAGACCCAGGCACATTTGTTCCTGCTCCTGAAATGACAGCAGAAGAAGCAAGTAAAGATGAGTTTATGGCAGGTCCGCTTATCATACCTTCACTGCTTGATGATGCATCACAGGCTTCATACAATGCTGCTGTAGAACGATACAAAGCAGAAGGCTTTCCATCAGAAGAAGATTTTGGTCGTGTATTCGAAGCAGAATTCAACATGATTTTTGAGAATGAAGGTAAAACAGTTCCAGTCGGTCTTGATTTAACTAATCCAGATTATGGTGAATACCAACTACGTTTACTAGAATACTCAGACCAAAGAATGCCAAAGGTTACTGCAGAATCCAAAGCAAAAGAAGAAGTGTTCGGTGTTAAGTCACCAAGAAAACCACGTGCTGTTGGACCATTTGCTGTAGAACCAACACCAGTTACTCCAGGTCTTTTACAAACGCAACCAGAATTACAAGCAGAAATGACACTAGGTCAGGTTGCAAAAGATGCGTTATCACCTCAGACTCTTGTATCAGGTGCTGCAGAAAGAAGAAGAAAAGCAATCCGACAGATACAGAAAGAAAACTACTTCGAAACTGTTGATGAAGTGCGAAGCATGATTGAGTTAGAAAACATTCAGTTTGATGATGACTTGATGGCTGAATACAATGAAGCACTAAAGAAAGGTGAAGAAAGTGCCAAACAATACTTACGAGAAAACGTAAATGCTGATGTCGAAGAAGCAGAGATGCGATACTTCGAAGAATACTACAAAGCACAAGCAATTGCAATCATAGTTGCAGAATCAGGACAAGACCCATCAATGGTTGCAATGACGTATGATACTGATTCACTTGACTTAATAATTCCAGATGAAGATGAAAGAGCTGCAATAAAGAAAAAAGCAGATGTAGGTGCAACAAGACTTACAAGACGTCACATTCATGACATGACAGGTTATAATGAAGACGATAAACGGTATGGAAAGGATACTCCAAAAGAAGCTACACTAAAAGAAAGGTTTCCTCGTGCAGAAGAAGATACCGGTATACTCGAAGATTTGAAAAGGACAGGTGTATTTGCACTAGAAAACCTTACAACAACTCGCTATGATGCAAATGCTAGACAAAGATTCTTTGACATGGGTATCACAAATGACCCTGATGCTATTACAGAAACTTCAGGTATGGCACTAGTAAGAGACATAAACCTACCACTCAGAGCTGTTGTCAATCCTGCAATTAGTGGTTTAGAAAACTTAGGTGTTATTGATAGACTGGATGCAGAAGAAGAAGTAGACACAATGCTTCCAGCAAAAAGAGTAGAACTTACAGAAGATGCTGAAGGTTTGGATGTTGTTGATGCTTATCTACGTGAGATACTGGTAGAAACTGCGACAATGAGAACATTAGGTAATGACCTTGGACAATTGACAAACATTGCTGGTGTAGAGATTGATGATGGTGCACGTGATTATCTTGTTGGTGCTGGAACGATTGCAGAATTCTTTATTCCTCTTGTTCCAGGTAGTAAAATACTTTCAGTGCCATCAAGAACTGCTGGCTCGCTGCTACAAAAAGGGACAGTAAAACTAGGAACGAAACTACAGAAACCTGCATTAGTAAAAGCAGCACCAGTAATCAGAGAAGGAACAGAATTTTTGGTTGATACAATCGGTTCTGGTGGTAATCTAGTCTTTCCAGTTGCTCGAGGTGCAAAAAAGTTAACATCAAAAGCAGCAAGAACCACACCACTGACAAACACAAAACTACGTTCAGCAGGTGTAGCAGGTAAGTTAGACAATGGTGACGTTGTTGCTGATGCTATTTCAACTAGTCGACTTGAGGACTTAGTTACAGATACAGCAACTGTAAGAGCAAGAATAGCTGATGAGATTGCAGACCAAACAGTAGCACTAGAAGCAAGAGCAAGTGGTGCAACAGGTAGAGAGATGCAAGACTTAGTATCTGATGGTTTGGTAAGTCAAAGAAGTGTGAATCGTGCAATGATTATTGAACCGCAAGAAGCTGGTAAATTAATCGATGACATGATAAAAAGTGGTGATTCTTTACTTGTTCCAGCAGCAACATCAGCATCCAAAAGAAGTAAGTCAGCTTTCAAAGCAACTGAAGATTTGGCTGAAGATTTGTTTGATAATCCAGCACGTTCTAGAACTTTTCAATCCAGCGAATCAGTTACAGCTGCAAAACAAGCAACAAGAAGTGTTGTAATAGAAAAATTATTAGATTACGGTCTTGGTGATTATGTTCTTGTTACAGATAGAATCATAGCTTCAAACGAAAAATTTAGACAGATACTACCAGAACTTAAAAAATACATGACAACTGATGGTAAGTCTGCATTCTTCAACGCAACAGATGATGGTTTTATAATCAACACAAACGGTTATAATAACATGGTAGATGCTGCCGAAAGATTACGAGACCCATACCTTACAGAACTATCAAGAGCACACACAAGAGGTGAATTACTTACAACTGGTGAAATGTCGTATGCAACTAACAGACTTATGGATGATTTTATTCTTCGTTCTGACCCCAGTTCTTTTGTTGCAACAGATGCAAAGATAGCAAAAAGAGCTGCTGAACCACTAGAAAGAAGAACAGGACCTGTTAGAACTGTAGAAGATGCGATAGCTAAGATGAGAGGAACATTTAAGTTTATCGACGACCTTGCTGAAAAAGCAGCAAACAGATTCTACAATAAAGCACCAGATAATCTAGTTGTTCAAACACAAGAAAACGCAGTAGCTACATCACGATTCAAACAGCAAGTTGATGATAACATAGGTCGATTAGAAAGAACCACAAAAGGTGCGTTTGGTAATGTTGCATCTAGTCAGCTTATTATTGCTGACCAGTTGTTGGA